CATGGCACCCGCATACGCTAAGGATATGTTTGAACGTTGGCTATTGCCGAATACCGGCATCTGCTTGGGCGATGCAACAAGCGAGGATCTTGAGCAGGCGATTATGCACGAGACATCCCGCAGCAAGCACCATGAGGGGCAGCGCAGCTTCTATTCTGCCATCAAGGCTCGCGTTACTGATGATAAAATCGTCAGAGATGTCTGGAATATCAGCGAAGTTAAAGCTGAGTATGAGCAGGCTTTGGTAGAATAATGTTTAACAGGGAGCCAGTATGTCCACGCAGAAATGTCATAGTAGCGACGCTCCCGCCTTACAACAGGGGGCCATTGAACTTGCGCAGAGATGCCGTAGGAGCCACGCCCCCGCTTTATTTTGGTGCCACCACAAGTTCGCAGAAATGCCAGCTCTTGATCGCGCCAATGGGAAGGGTCATTAACGAATCGCAGCAATGCTATATCGTCATCACCCCTCCCAACCATTTAACAGGGGGTCATTGGGTTATCGCAGCAATGCCATGCGATCCACGCCCCCACCTTACAACAGGGAGCCACGCAAATGACGCAGAAATGCCAAGAAGCCCACGCTCCCACTTTATTTGGTGCCGATCAGAACCCGCAGAGATGCCATAGAACTGGCGCACCAACAACCAGAGGCCACTCAAGCTACGCAGAAAAGTCATTTTGCCTCCGCCTCGCATAAAACAAGGAGATCCATTATGGATAAACGTTACGAAGACCCAACCATTGCCAAGATATATCTGACTTGGCGCAACAGGCAGAACATGGTTCGCGCTGAAGCAAAGCTGGTGTTGCAGATTAAAGCAATCTGCCGCAGCTTTCGTGACGGCGACATCAAGGAAGCCAATAAGCTATTTGCTCAACTAAAGAGGGGCGAAGGCACAATGGATGAATATGCTGCAACAAAGCCACTATTTGAGGCAAGGCAGCCGCTCTTAGAAAGCCGCGCCGAGTTTGAAAAATGGCTTGTGGGGCTGGCGAAGGAGCTGCCAGTATCAACGTTTGTCGATAAGGTAAAAGGCTTTGGCCATCTTGGATTGGCGGGCATTGTTGGCGAGGTGGGCGACTTTATGGAATACGAAAAGGAGCTTGACGGTATATACAAGCGCGCTGGGCTTGCCGTGATAGATGGCCAGAGGCAGCGCAAATGCAGCAATGCGGAGATGGCATTGGCGCATGGATATAGCCCGTCACGTCATTCGGTATTCTGGACGATTGGCGACAGCCTGCTCAAGAGCCAAGGCAAAGAAGAAAACGCTGGCCCGTATCGCAGGATATATGACACGCGCAAAACGCTTGAGCGCGAGCGTGTGGATAGCGATGGCCACGCGCATAATCGTGCAATGCGATACATGACAAAGAAGCTGGTGCGTGATTTATTTGTAGAATGGAAAGCAGCATGATTAAAACAACATGGGTTGCCCTGATGGTATTTTCATCGCCATATGAATGCGCAGACTTTATTGAAAAATATGAGGCAAATTTATACGGGCCGGTGCAATGCGTTATCCAGCGAGAAAAATCAAACACTGTTCGCCCTAAGCGCAAGCCAACACAGGAGAATAACAATGGCTAAATGGGATCTATCAAAACTGGAAAACAGCGCCAGCGTGGGCGCGCATATCGACGAGGACAGCAGCACGCCGACGCAGCCAACGCCGCAGATGCTGGTCATGTCGATCCGGCGCAAGGCAGACATCATGCGGATGGACGCGGGGCGTGGCCCCGAGCGCCTGACGATCAAGCAGCGCGCCGAAGAGATTATGGCGCTCTGCGAGATGCTGGAGAAGCGGCTGTGACGGAAAACCTAACACCGCTGGAGCGCTGGAAAGAATTGGCGATCATCGAGAATGCGCGCATGAAGCGCAGGCTCATTGGCCGCGATGACATGCACGCGTATGCCCACAAGCCGTGGCCGCTGGAAAAGCTGCGCAAGGAGATAAAGCGCTGCCTGAGCAGGCACAGCGAGTTGTCGGTGGGCGACTTGTGCAGCATGATCGAGCAGGACGCCGTGCATATCGACATTGGGCTGAAGACCATGCGTGAGCGGCGCACAATCGTGAAGACGTCGTTCATCGAGGGCCAGCAGCTGTACCGGCTGCGCACGCAGGAAGAGTTTGCGTTTTAATGCTAATTAAGCTCACAGATAAGGATATGGCTGATTGCCGCCAAAGCGCTAATTTGCGCTCAACACTTGCGCGGGCTGGTGGCATAGTAAATCAGCAGCGCGATACGCGCAGCGGCGTTGATCTGGATTTCCTTGGCATACGCTCAGAGGTTGCCGTCGCCAAGCTTTATGATGTCTCATATAACCCCAATACGCTGGGCGTGGATGACGGCGTTGATTTATGGCTTGGCGAAATAAGCATAGACGTTAAGTCTACGTTCTACCCGACAGGCCAGCTTCTGTTTAAATCGCTTGAAGCATTTAAGTCACGCGCTGCGGTGCTTGTGACAAAGACAGATGACGAAAATGTGATGGATGTTGCTGGCTGCATATCACGCAAGGCATTTGTCGAAAAAGCAATGCAAACTGATTTAGGTAAGGGGAAATGCTTTGTTATGCCGCAAGATCAGCTATGGGGCGTTGAGGAGCTTTGGCGGTCATATAAGTGCGAGCAACTTTGCCCGTAGTAACATTATGATATTTATAGTATATTCCGGCTGTGGCCAACAGCATCAACGTCGGACGTGCTGGCGAGTTTCTCGTCGCAGCCGAGCTTGAGCAGCGCGGGATACGCTGCCATCGGGTAGACATGCAGGACGATGACCTCTGGGTAAAGTCGGCCAGCGGCGAGCTGTTGACGATGCAAGTCAAGGCGACAATCGAGCCGCGCGGTGATCGCAAACGTAAGCCGTGCTATATGTTCACGCGCGCAAATGGCGATGCGCAAATATTTGCGTATGTGGCTCTGGATATACGATTGTTTATACTGCGCGACGCTCCGAGCGGCAAAACGGTACGCATAAAGCCCGCCGATTTTACGCGGCAGGCTATGGATGAAAGCATTGAGGCGATGCTAGGTTAGACCATCAGCTCGAAGTGCGGGGCGTCGATAAACGGGCGTCTGCCCTGCCCGCGACGCGTGTCGATGTAGTCGTTCATCGCGTCCTCCATCGTGCCATCCCACTGCGCTATATTTGGCACAGTCCACGCGGCACCCCACCTGATTGGCACATCCACCTCGCGCGCAGCTTCTGCCATCGCATCGGCTATATCGTCATACAAATTCAGCTCCCACGATCCACGCGGGCCAACATAGGCCATAAGATCGACGGCCAACCCGTCTATGTGCTTCGATTTCATCGTCTGCGACGCACCGCTTTTTACAAGCTCGCGCTGCTCCTCGATGGTGCGAAGCCCGCATATGACGCCGAAGTCGATCTTGGTTCTGTGAATTGCGCTGTGGACGACAGCCGCCATGCGCTCGTCTACGCCTGACAGCTTATCGCGGCTGCGTGCTGATAGTTTAAACGTCATTTCTTCAAGCCTTTCATTGTGCGGATTCCAAAGCTGGCGGCGATGGACGCATACATGCCCCACTGCACCCAGAGCGGCGTTGTTTCAAGATTGGCGAAACCCTCTGCCATTACGTCCTGCATGGACGGCACAAAATTCATGCACAATATGGCCACGAAAACGATTGTCCACAGCTCATCCTTCCAGCTGTCTTTGCTGGCCTCGATGGCTGACTGCTCCCAATCCATCTCGCCGGTGGCCTGCTTTAGCTTGATCTCGGCATTCGCCTTCTGGATTGCCGTCTTGCCGTCGAGGTAGCTTGTCGCCAGACCGCCGACTGCGCCTATAATCTGGCCAATCATTTCTCAGATCCAAGCCACACGGCAAAAGCACCAGTCATAGCGCCCGTGACGGTCGCTGTGAGCGCTGTAGCCTGCGTGCTTACCACATCCTGCGGCAAGGACATAAACCACTCAATCACGCGTATATACATGATCGTCATCACCAGCATCATCAGACGCGGCATGATCTTATATTCCAAAAGCTTTTCCATCTTACACCTCTATGTTGATGTTTGTGCCTTGCGGCCTGTCAGCATTGGTCTTGGTGCCGAACTTATCATACCCCTTGCCCAGATCCAACTTCTGCTCCCTGAGCGCGTCCAGATGCGTGTGGTTGGCCCTATGCTCCTTGGCTACCCTCTGCTCCACCAGATGCGCTTCTATACGCTCACGCGTCTGCGCTTGCTGGTGTATGTCGCTGCCTACGTTAAACGGTGCCGATCCTATGCCTGACACGCCGTCTGCCATCAGCGCCGCACCGCGATCCAGACAAACCCAAACAGCGCGCCAACGCAGATCAAAAACAAGAGCAGTCCAGCCGCCCACGCGATGATCGTCTCCTTGCGCTCGATCCGCTTATACATCGCGTCCTTCTGCTTTTGCCGGATCTCGTTTTCCATGCGGATAAGCTCCTGCCACGCAGACGGGCCAAGCGTTTCCGAGATCATCTTACGCAGCTCGTCGCGCATATTCTCGCGCTGCTTTTTCTGCACAAACAGATCCATCGCCTGCTGCTCTACGCTGCCGAAGCTCTGATACCATTTGGGGTTTTCTACGCGCTTCGCTGCAAAGTCGAAGTCGCTGATCGCCTTAGACCATCGCCCCAGATCGCCTGCCATGCCCTCCAGATCCCGCCCGATCTGGCAACCCTTCTTGATTGCGTTAAACGCAGCACCAGCGGCCATGATTGCAGTTGCGGGGTCTATCATTTGGCATCTTTACCCACGTCGGCAAAACGCGGGCATCCACTATTATACTCTACCCTTATAACATACGGATAATGATACCAGAAGGATGGATATGGGCATCTGTATATACACGCCGTGTAAAGCTGCCCATAGGCAAGCACGCCAACGGCTACGCTGGCGAGCGAGCAGATCACCGCTCCATCAGGCGGTCAAGTTTTTCCTCGATGCGATCAAAGCGCGCCACGATCTGCGCCATGACGGTCGTGCTGTCAGCTTTGGTGACGTAATCCTTGGCCATTTCTTCGCGGGTCTTGTTCAGCAGAATATTGAGGCGCTGCATCTCGTCCACAGCGCTTTTCAATACCCAGCCGATCAGGCCCAATCCGGCAGTCAATGCCGCCGTCCAAAGCATGTCAGCGTCCATCAGTAAGACCCTTCCCAGACGCGCATCTTGGCGAACTCGCCTGACATCATCTTGCGCTTGACGACTTCCTTGGCCGCCTCTGTATCAGACCATGATACACCGGCTTCCTTGAGCCATGCGCCAAGCACAGCGCCGTCTACGA